GACTGCGCTCACTCTGCTGCCCCAGATACGGGTTGTTGTATTGCGCTCCCTGCGCATACTGCATGACGCCCGGCGCCCCTTGGATGCCCTGCGACGTGCGCCCGATATACGGGTTGTTGGTGTTGTAGGCATTGGCGCCGAATGCTTGCGCTCCTTGCTGATTTGCAGCCGCAAACGAACCTGCCGGGGTCTGCTGCTCGTAATAGCCATAACCCTGCATTGGGGTCTGTCCGTAACCGTATGGATTTGCCATGATTGCCTCAGATCAGGTGCCAGTCGGCGCCATCGGAAAAGAACTCTCTCGGTTGATACGCAGTCGTCAACGTTACCGATGCTGCGTCGTCAATGTTCCCGCTACTGGATTGGATCGTGACGACATGAGTGGTGTTGTTCGTCCGCTTCACCACGATCCGCTTGTTCCTCATTACTGAGACTGCCGGAAGCGTGATCGTGCATGTTCCCGTGGGAGCAACAAGAATGACGTGATCGTTCTCGCCTGCGGTATAGGTTCCAGTCACCGAAACGAACTCGCTCAGTCTGTGATCTGCCGCTTGATTGATCGAATCAGAATACTCGCGCACAAGTTTCAGGAGCGCAGCTTTCCAGTTCTCGCCCATTTCACGAGGAAGAATTGGTTGCGGGTTGACGCGCCTCATTGGCTAATCATCCCAGGCTGTAAACCCTGACGGCGGGGAATATGTCATGTCAGCTGACTTAAACCGTCCCGTAAACACAAAGGTAGAGCCCGCAGTATTAGACCATTGATCACCAACGCACGGGAAATATGTTTGTGACTCCGACCCGGCTGAAAGTGACCGTGTTCTAACTAAACTGTTATTGACGTAAAAGTCGTGAATTGCATAAGAGCCTGACGTGTCCAACGTCACACCCACAACATCCCCATCAGAAAATTCTGACGTTACACTGCACGCTGTTGATTCAAATATGGTATTGATAACATCGTCTTGAATAGATAAGGCAATTACGCCCCAAGTGTTAGCCTGTGTACCGACAAGTATTTCAAAATATCGCTTTTCGCCAGCTGAATAACTTTTGGTGGCATAACACCTGTCGGCAGCCGTTACTGTTGCCGTCATGTCGCTATTGCTGAGGACATTAGACGGCCCCATATTTGCAGCGTCCCATGTTGTGCCTATACTGGCGCTAACATCAAGCAACCACCAGTTCGATCCGTCACTGAACACTTCACGACTCTGATAAGCCGTTGTCAAAGTCACAGACGCAAACCCGTCGATGTTCCCTGCGACACTGTTGATCGTAATAACGTGCGTCGTGTTATTGGTCCGCTTGACAATGATCCGCTTATTCCTCATCACCGACGCGGCGGGAAGCGTCACTGTCATTGTTCCTGACGGAGCACACTCGATAACGTGATCGTTCTGCCCTGCCGTATAAGTCCCCGTGACGCTCACGAACTCGCTAAATCTGTGCTCTGAGAGTTGATTCAGAGCCACCGAATACTCACGGCAAAGTTCAAGCACCGACGCCGACAGGTCGTGACCAAAGATCGGTTGCGGCGTGACTCGCTTCATTCCAACCCCTGCGGCTTGAGAGTCGGCGCGACGGCTTCAATTTCCATTGCGCCAGAGAATGTCAACGCGAAGCGGTGGTATCGACCCGCCTGAAGAACGTCAAAGCGGTCGCCGTTGATAGACGCGACGGCGCCGTATGTCACAGCCCCTCCAAGATCGAACGATGCAGATGGTGTGATGGTCGCTGCCGTCGGTTTTGTCCTGTAGCGTGGCCGAACGCGGGTGCAGACCGTAACGGCATCTTCTGAACCGAACCACCCCGTAGTCATGCTGGCGCCAGCAGCCGTGCCCGATAGGCCAGTCAGTTTGTCCGCTGTGCTGATGTAGCTCAGGACCGGCGTTGCCGCATTCCAATACGGACTGTTGTAGCTGATATCCGTGGGGATCTGATCGTATTGAATACTGGTGCCGAACTTGTCCGCGAACGTGTCATACGTGATTGCCGAGGTGATCGACTCAAGCACGTCGGTGATGGTCAGGTCGAAGTGGCCCCATCGTTGGGTGTCATAGTGATAGACAAGACACGACGTGAGCGCGGCCGATGTGGTCGGGTAAAACCAATAAATACGCGAGTTGACCCGGTCGTGAATCGCCCTGATGCTGCTGATGTAGGTGCGATTCAGTCGCGCAAAGAACCATTCCTTGATGCCCTTTCCGATAGACACCGGACGCGACCCGTCGAACGCATAAATATCGTCGTCGCCAACGAAGTAGTGCACCGTACCGGCCGCCACTACTGCCTCATGCGAACTGCACCCGATATCGGTGGACACGCATTGAAACTGCCACACTACCGGGCTTCCGACGTAACGCGCGACGTAGATCGACTTGGCTTTGTAGGCCACGATCTCGCTTTGCAGCCGGCGCAGTGCAGTAATGGCGCCCGGCGTTTCGACCAGCAGGCCCGTAGTCGCCTGTGTGCTGACGCTCGGCGCCCATGTGCCTGTCGGATTGAATATCTGACTGCACCACCAACGATGCTCCTGCGCAGCGTTCGGCCCGCCAGAAATGCTTAGGCTGGCGTCGTCAGTGTTCGCGAGCATCACAAACCCACTAGCCGCCTCCATTAGTGCAGCTTTAGGTGCATTAGCAACGTCCGCGAATGCGCCGCTGGCCGATTGCTGCAGCACCGTGGCAAGGTTGATCGCCAACGACGTATTGCCGAACTGCGCAAAGCGCCAGCGATTAGCGCCCACGGAATATGCGCTAGCCGTCCGCGTGACATCGGTCCATGTCGTGGCGCCAGCCTCTTCCAACTTGGCCGCGCTGCCTACGATGGTGCGTGTTCCGCCGCTCAGGGTATACAGCAGCGCGCCGCCCAATGACGTGCCCGACAGAGCCGCCACCCCCAGATCAATGCCGCTCGGTGGCGTGCCGTACCCGCGCAGCGTAGGCACCGCAGATACTGCCTGCAGCACCTCGGGCGCAATGTCTAGCGCATCTGGAAGAAACGTCAGCATCAGGCGATCAACTCAGCGATCATGGTGTTCACTACGTCCTGAATCGCAGCGTCCGTCGAAGTTTTCTCGATCCCTGACGCGGCGCACCTGATCGCCAGCCGGCGCGCCAGGTCGGTATCTGCCGGCCCCTTGAGTTGATTGCGCGCAAACGTCTTGGCGCCGGCCGGCGATTGCGCGTTAGCCAGGATAGCCGCCGCACCGATCCACATAGCCATCTGCAGGCGCTTGCCGAACGTGGAATCATTGACCAGATCGAACGATTCGATGTATGTGCTCATACTGTCATCCCGTCGTGCCTGACGATCAACGGACCCGGGAAGCGCGCCTGCATCTCGGACTGCCGCAACCTCGATACGGCCTTCGCATAGAAGGCTAGTTCTTTGGACGGGTCGCCTTCGATATAGGTCTTGGCCTCGGCCAGTGCGCCCCACAGGTAGATTTCGCATGCATTGGTCAGCAACCAGTTCGTGTCGCCGTCATCTGCGAAAGCCGCGAACGCCTGCCAATAGTCAATGCTGTAGGCCGCCGTGGAACTCTGGAAGTAAAACAGTTCACCCTTGATGGTGAAGTTTCCCGAGTTGCAGTCCTCTTGCTGCGCGTACTCCTGCGGAGTGATGTACTTCTGCGGGTAGCCATCAAGCGCCACATTCCGCGCTTCAAGGAACCGCGTGGGCAGCGCGAGAGTCGTCGCCGCCAGTGTGCCAGTGGCAATCTGCTCCATCGCACGGCAGCGCACGTCACGACGGATATTCGACTCTGCGAGCCCGATGAAGTCGGGGATGATGTCGGTCAGGTCCGAGCGCTTGAGCCAAGTCGCTACCGCGGTTTTTAACTGGCCGTATGTGCCAATCGCCATTGAGGCCCCTTTGTCGGGGCCGTCGGCCCCGCGTTGCGCGCAGGCCGGTCCTGGGTAGGACTATCGGCAGATGGTGCTAATGTAGCCTAGCGATTATTACTTGGCAACATGCGTCACCCGAAGCGCTTCAGCAGCCCAGACATCTGCCATTGGCGCATCGGCATAGTGCTGGAAAGCCGGGATTCCGGTCGTCCAATGCACGATCTTTGCCGAGTCGTTTTCGCCATCTTCATCGGCGAGCCAATTCCACACGCGCGGCAATTCGCCTATTTCATGGTCGTTGAGGAATGCGAATCGCAACAGGTCTTGGCCCGGACTAGAAATCATGTCTGCCATGTCAAGCCGACGCCATGCCGGATGCTCGCAGTTGATCAGCATCAAAGATGCCCAGTTCTTGCGATGGTAATCGACGTTTGGAGACTCCATCTCCGTGCCGACGTACTTTTGCGGATACATGGTCTTGTAATCGTGCTTGACGACTTGCACGGCATATGCATGGTCTTGCAGATCGAACAGTTCGCTGATGT